CAAGCAGAATGATGCAGGCAATAAGGCTTGGTGCGAACTTTGGGAAGATTTTGTTGATGGCGCTTACTACTGCAACAAATGGAAAGCAGATTCAGAAAATCGGCAAGTTGATTTAACAGTTCCTTCCTTTATCTCAGAGAACGCAGAACGCGGTCTGAAATATCTTGAAGAAGGTTTTGGGGGAGATGGTTTGACTGATGGCACAAAGCGTGAAGCACGCGAAATGGCAGCAGGAAGAATTACAGAAAACAAGGTGCGCAAGATGGCGCCTTGGTTTGCCCGCCATCAGGTTGATGGACAAGCACCAAAGAACAGTGACCCTTCGCACGCTGAATATCCAGGAGCAGGCTTAGTTGCTTGGCTACTTTGGGGCGGCGATTCCAACTTCAGTGAGAGAACGCAAAATTGGGCGCAACGCAAAATTGATGCTTTAGAAGCTGAAGCCGATTCAAGGAGCAAAATGAAAAAAATAGAACGCCGCACATATACAGTGCAGGATGTTGAAGCACGCCAAGCAGAAGATGGCGTTATGCGTTTATCAGGATATGCGGCGGTCTTTAATGATGCCAGCGTGCCACTACCCTTCAAAGAGAGAATCGCGCCAGGTGCCTTCCGTAAGACACTTACAGAACTACCTGATGTTCGCCTTCTAATTAACCACGAAGGTCTGCCACTAGCTCGCACAAAGAATGACACATTGACTTTGACTGAAGATGAGCGTGGCCTTCGCTTTGATGCCGAACTAGCCGACACTCAAGAAGCACGTGATATTTATACCCTTGTAAATCGTGGCGATGTGGATCAGATGAGCTTTGCCTTCCGCGTCATTCGCCAAAATTGGAACAAGGATAAGAGCGAGCGCACATTGACCGAGGTTTCACTCAGCGATGGCGACATTTCAGTTGTCACCTATCCTGCCTACCCAACGACATCAGTTGAGGCTCGCCAAAAGATTGCAAGCGCCTTGGATGCCATCAAAGAAGGTCGCAAATTAGATGAAGATTCCATCAAGGCTCTTCGTGATTATCTCTCAGACCTGCTAGATGCCGTCGATGACGAAGATGACGAAGATGAAGAGTATTCTCGCGCAGTTGATGTCGTCGGTGATTTCGTAGAATGGGATTCATCAGGTGGCACCGCTCGTGGCCGTATTGTTCAGATAAGGCGTGAGGGAGTTCTACAGATTCCAGACTCAGACTTCTCTATCACAGCAGAAGAAGATGATCCTGCGATTTTAATCCGTATCTATCGCGAACTTCGCGACGGATGGCAGGCAACCGAAACCCTAGTTGGTCACAAGGCTTCTGAACTTCGTGCCATCGCACCATTACAACCGCCAAGTGAAGAAGCAGCTCGCAAGATTTCACTTCGCCTAGCAAAAGCAATAATCAACGCAAGTAAATAGATTTCTGCTCATCCGAGCAGATTACGAAGTCGGAGCGAAGCCCACACCCTCTTTTGAGCGCCGTGAAGCATCATCGCCACCACCTCGGACCCTAAACACTCACAAGGAGTACTCAAAAAATGTCATATGTTGACAAAGTAATTGAGCGCCGTGATGCAGTGAAGGCTGAAATGGATGCAGTTCTTGAGGCAGTAGCCGCAGAGAACCGCACCGACCTCACAGCTGAGGAAACCGATAAGGTTGATGCCCTCGTTGAAGAATCACGTTCACTCGATGCAAAAATTGAGAAGTTAACTGCTCAGGCAGTTGCTGATGCAAAAGTAGCAGAAGCACGTTCTGTTGTTGCAGAAGCACTACCAAAGGCTTCAACTTCAATCGTTCGCGAAGAGCGCACATATCGCCCAGACAATGGAACATCCTTTGTTCGCGATGCGTTCAATGCACAAGTACGCGGAGATTTTTCCGCACAAGAGCGTCTTGCACGTCATATGAAGGAAGAATCAGTCGAGCGTCGCGATGTCGATACATCAAATTTTGCGGGCCTCGTAATTCCCGCCTATTTAGTCGATCTCGCAGCTCCATTAGCTCGCGCAGGTCGCCCAACTGCTGATTTCGCAACAAACAAGATGTCACTTCCAGCAGCTGGAATGTCACTTGAAATCAGCCGTATGACCACAGGTACATCAACAGCAATTCAGGAAACACAGAACACTGCTGTTTCCGAAACTGATGCTGACGATACACTGCTCAGCGTTCCTGTCAGGACAATAGCCGGACAGCAAGATCTAAGTCGCCAGGCGATTGAAAGAGGAACAGGCATCGACACATTTGTTGTTGCTGACCTAATCCGTTCTTGGCACACCACACTTGATGCTCAGGTCCTAAATGGATCAGGCTCAAACGGCCAGTTCACAGGAATCCGCAATGCAGGTGGAAACGCAGTAACCTTCACTTCAACATCTCCAACTGTTGCTTTGCTATATCCTAAGTTGGCAGATGCGCTACAAAAAATTCAGAGCAATGTGTTCACAACACCTACGCACTGGATTTTACATCCAAGACGCCTAGCATTTTTGCTCGCTGCAACTGATACCGCAGGTCGCCCAGTAGTTGTTCCAACTGCTCTAGGCCCAACCAACGCAGTAGCAACAGGCGCAGGTGTTGCACAATACGCAAACAGTGGATACCAACTACTTGGACTTCCAATCATCACAGATGCAAACGTAGGAACAACCTATGGCGCAGCAACCAACCAAGATGAAATCTATCTAGTTGATGCTCGCGAAATGCACCTATGGGAGCAACCAGGATCACCATTCTCACTACGTTTTGATGCAACTGCCCCAGGCAGCCTAACCATCAAGACAGTTGTTTATGGTTTCAGTGCCTTCACCGCACAACGTTATGCCGCCGCAGCTTCAATCATTAGCGGAACTGGCTTAACAGCTCCATCGTTCTAAATAGAACGAATAACTAAATAGTTGTGTAGGGGCGAGTGGGAATCCCCCGACTTGCTCGCCTCTACACTTCCTAATGAATCGGGGGATTCAATGAAGTCAGGTCATAAAGTTTCAATTGGCGCCTGTGACCCAGGCTCCGTCAACGCGGCGTGGGCATATAGAATGTTTCAACTCTGCCAAAATCGCGCCGACAGACTAGGGCCATTTGTCAGAATTAAAGGCTCAGGATTACTTTCCAAGATGCGCAATCGCGTCGTTAAGGCTTTCCTTGAGAACACCGATTCCGACTGGCTCTTGATGATAGATACCGATGAGCAACTAGATACCGAAACATTTGACTTACTCTGTCAAACTGCTCACGATAAAGAACGACCAGTAGTGTCAGCCCTTGTCTTTGCGGCCTTTGACGCTCACAAGCATTTATATCCAAAGCCAGTTCCAGCCATCTTTCAAGATGTGCCTGAAGGCTTCTTGCCTTTGTTCAAATATGATCGCAACGCGGTCTTTCAAATTGATGCCTGTGGAACTGGGTGCCTTCTTATACATCGCAGCGTCTTAGAAAAAATGCGAGAGATGGCAGACCCCCATCAAGGCAAAGACTGGTGTTGGTTCTGGGATGGACCTATTGATGGCAATTGGATTAGCGAGGATTTGCTTTTCTCAAGAAGGATTCGTCAATTAGGATTCCCCATACACGTAAACACCGCAGCAGTTCTGCCACATCAGAAGTCTTATTGGCTCGATGAAAGGCATCACCTATCGTGGAAAGAATAAAGTTTTGGCGGAAACAAACCGCAACAGCAACTCCCGATTTAGAACGGGCAATAGCACCGAAGGCAGAGAAGAGGAAAAAGCGTGGCTCTAATCAACGCATATTGCACACTGTCAGACTTGAAGGAATCTCTAAACATCGAGGACATTCAGGATGATACTGCTCTTGAGGCAGCAATTATGGCTTCAAGTAGAATGATTGATGACTATACCGGCAGATTCTTCTACAGAGATGGCACAACTGGTAGTCCTGTGACGCGTTACTATACAGCGCAAGACTTCTACACAACCAACACCGATGACTTCATAAGCATCAATGAAATTGCAACCGATGATAATTTCAACCAAACATACGAAACAGTTTGGTCAACATCTGACTTTATGGTTGAGCCAATAAATAACCCACGCCGAGGATGGCCTTATACAAGATTGCTCGCCATCGGCGCCTACATTTTCCCTTACAACCTGCCTCAATCAGTTCGCGTGAAGGCGGTATGGGGTTACTCATCCGTTCCACACGAAGTTGCAATGGCTTGCAAGCTCCAATCCTCACGCCTGTTTGTACGCCGTCAGTCGCCATTTGGTATCGCAGGAACTCCTGAATTGGGAACTGTAAGACTTGGCTCTCGCCTAGACCCAGATGTTGAGGTTCTACTTCGCCCATTCCGCAAACTCTCGGCGTTGGCAAAATGAAACCTACGCAGGTTCGCGAAGGCATTAAGAAGAATCTTTCCTCAATCAAGGGTCTGCGCTCATACGACATAATGCCTG